TCCTGGTGTTGCGTTAGATGTATCGATATATTCTACTATTAAAGTATCTACCGCTCTTGATACACCATTTGGTTCATTGGTTGTAGCGTCAGCAACCAATACATCTAAAATTTTTACTATAACACCATTAGTACTATCTCTATAATATTTACCTTTTAATGTTGCAGGTAAAACTGGTAATTGGTTATTGGCAAGATTAATATATTCTACTTTATTATCTACAGTAAGATTACCACCATTTACAGCGCCACCTTGTTTGAAAATATTAGAACCAAATCTTTCAATTTCTTTTTGAATAATAGTTTGACTTTGAGTAAGTTCACGCGCTTGTAATGCCTTACCACTATTGAATAATATTCTATGATAGTTATCACTATCTCTAAAATCATCTTTATAGACGTTTTGAAATGTTACATTAGAGAGATTTGTTGCCATGTTTTATACCGTAAGAATTATTTTAATATCTTCTGTTTGAGTGGTTGATCTAACAATACGCGATCTATTATCAATATACAATAAATCACCACTATATCTATCAATAGCGCCACCTAATACTTTAGGTTGACTATCTGAATCCACTGTACCAGAAACACCAGATGTTGCACCTTGTACTATTTCAGAACCAGTAAAAGTACCAGGTTTAAAATCAACTCTATTATTAAAATGATAATGTAATCTTAAACCACCACCACCGGTACTGTCTATATGATCTATATGTGTTATAGTACCGCTTGATTGTCCAGTTACTTTTTCATCTTTTACGAAAGCTGGTTTAGTTGTTAAAGTCACTACTCTATTTACTCTGGTCGCGGATAATTCTACTCTATTACCAGCCACAGAACTATCAACATGATCCAAATTTCTAAAAAGAGTAATTTGTCGGAAATCAGATTGACCACCAAATGTACCAGTTGTTGAAACAGAAAATTCACCATTTTGAGCTCCGACAGGTTTTGCATTAAACATGAGAGAAGTCGATTTTAAATCTCTTCTTGGATCATGTCCAAACCCATCTCTTGGCCCTATAATAGGTCTTAATACCGCTGGTCTCGATGGTGTACCACCTGTAATATCTACTCTGGCGAAGTTATATCCACTTCCCATACCAGAGTCAGCAACCGTACCAACCATATCAATTTTACCAATAGATGTTCCGTCTAATGTTACGGTACCAGTTGCGCCAGCTCCATCACCCACAAATGTTAAAGTCGGTGTACTTAAATAACCTTCACCTCGATCAATAATGTCAACACCTATAATCTGGCCAGGTTTAGATGTACTTCTTACTTTGGCCTGATCATTGTCCGCAGACACGGAAGCTGATGCTGAATCCATAAATTGTACAGGCATGAAACCCGCGGATAGAAAGTTCGCAGTTCGTGCGGTTGTCATTTCGTATAAAAATTTCCAAACATAACCATCAGATGTTTTAAATATTCTATGAAAAGGAACACCCGCCACAGAATAACTTGGTTTTATGATAGAGGGTAAAACTTGACCTTGTTGGTTTTTATTATTTGCCACACATATATAAACTTGTTGATCTTCAGTAATAACATAAAATGGATTTGTTGGTCGACCAACCTGTTTATCACTCCACGCATCATATATTGTACCACTGGTCCAGTTATGTCTTGGAATAGTAAAAGACATTGCAGTTTCAGAAACTTTAATAATGGATTCTAAATTATTTCTGGCCTCTTTATCATCTCTTTCATTTCTAAGTGGGTCAACAACATTATCAGAAGCACTATCGTATTGATCACTCTTTCCGATACCGATATAAAAATGATTATTATCCGTAGCGTTTATTATTTCATTGAATAATAAATCCGCGAATCTAAATTTTAACCCATCTGTTGCTATAGCTGTCATTTTTATTTCCTAATTTATAATCTATTTATTATTAAGTTTCTAATCTTAAAACTTTAATTCTAACTGACATTACGTTTGGCGCGCCAGATAAATTTCTACATACTACTCTTACATTTCCAAAGGCGTCTGAAGAATCAGTCCAACCCATAACACCTGGTGTAATTTTAAATGCACTATCGGCTTGATGTAATGATTGATATATTAAACCTGGATATGAACTATCCCCCATTTGTTTTCTAACAGTATCTTGGTTTGCTGCATCAGAATCACTATATATTCTTACATACGCTTTTCTATTTGTTTTAATTTCATTTAAAACATAATGTTTACCAAGACCAGTGAATGTCATAAATACGTCATCACTGTCACCAACATTTACACCAGTTGTTCTTGTTACAGTTATTCTTTCCTGACGATTATATAATTCAGTAAAGTTCGCGTTAATCTTTGTACCCGCGGATCTTAACGTATCTCCAGTTCCGTCATTGGCCGATGAGCCAGTTGAAATTACTTGTTTTCCCATGTGTCACTCTTAGTTAATTTATGTTATTTATACCCTTTAGTAGGCAGAATCACTTAAATAAGTTGTAAAGATTTCATTATCCATTGTTTCTAATTCAACAGAGAAATCTGGTCTTTGTGTATTTGCACTATCATCAAATGTGAAAGAATTTGGTGTAAGTACTTCATATATTGGTCCGTAAAGTTTTTGAAATTGATTTACTGTTAGATTTTGTATTTGTGTAATAGTATTTCCAAATGGATTAACTCTGAATGCATCATTTGGTGAATAAAGACTTCTTCCACCAGAATCAATTAATGTAGTAAGTTGAACAAACGGTGCCTCTGGTGAAACATCTTGGTCAACGGAACCATCTGATCTGAATCCAGTAAGAGGCGTTACGAAAGCTTGTTGTACAAGAACAGTTTCTGGACTATCAGCTTCTAACGGATCTATACCTATCGCGGTAGGGCCAACAAACAAACCACCTAATGTTACCGCATCAACTTGTGTTCTGGCCTCATCTATCGCGATAACTTCACCCGCGAAGTGAAAACCTGCAGGGTGTACAAATCTTTTATATAATGTTTCATAATCAACAGTAGATATACCACACTTAATGAGAATAGAAAATACTTGGTAGATACCTGCATTAGTAATAAATTTTTGATCTTCGTAACCTACAGGCGACTCACCTACAATAAACAAATCTCGTTTAGGATAATGTATCTCTGGTTCTAAACCAAAGAAACCTCTAAAAAAACCTTCTGCGGAATTGAGTGAACCCTTGGCTCTGTAAAAGTCTGCCAGTAACTTGGCCATAAGACGAGGTTTCTGAAAGAATGAAGAGGATTTTAAACCATTTCCAATTTCTTCTATAAGTTTGTCTAGTTCTTCTACGTTTGTTTGATCCGCATCTCTTGCGTATATTAATTGTTTTATCTTATGACCAAAACCACCAGCTTGGTCACTATCTAAATGATCGAGATATTTTTCTAAAAAAGTTATAAGTTTGGCATTTTCTTCACCAAAGTATTCAGGTATTATTTCACCTACTTTAGATGTAGTTAAAGTAATACTTCTTCTATTATTATCTTTTACTGTGTGTGCCATTTTTACGTTTCAGTAGTTATAATCGCCAATGTGTTTTGTGTATCTATAGTACCACTTGAGAATGATGCGTCTTTATCATATTGTAATAAGTGATTTCTAAGTGGTTTAACTGTACTTTGATTATCAGGTATCGCACTTATCTTAATAGAAGGACCTTCAAGTTCACTGATCTTAAAAGTGTCATCTAATTGTACTGTTCCTTGTGTTTGTTCATAACTACCTGCATTATCATTCAGAATGGCACGTGTATTAACATTTACTATTTCTAATGTTGTTGTACCAAGTTTGTTTCTTAACTGCGCTGAAACACCACCGAATGTAAATCTTGAGGATTCTATAATATGGTTTTCGTCATCTGGTTTGGCCAATCTTACTGGAAAATCTACAGTAACTTTACCTGCTTGATTGAGTGAAAAATCTGTACCAGGCGCTATTCTTCTTTGTAACTTTACAGTAATCGCGGAGTTAAGTAGAGCTACGGACATCGCGTCTAATTCAGTAAGAAGAAGTGATCTTCTAAATGTTCTACCAAATAGATTGAAGTTGGCCGTAAAAAAGTCTTGGACTTTATTCTTTACTTTTAATTGCATAGTTTCTACTGTATCACCTGTTAAGTCAGGATCAAAGTCAAATGCGACGTTCACTTCCATAAATGTAGTAGTTGGATTCACAAATACGGTATCAATAGACATTACTGATAGATTAGTCGTTAATTGTGTTTTAATCGCATCTTTTGTAGATGTTTGTACAGCGGTAGATATGTCGTCTTTAAACTTTAAACTTACATACACATTACCAAAAGTCGCAGGTATATTATCTTGTCCACCCCATGCGATAACATCATCTAATACAGATGAATACTTCGCGAATATAATAGACTTATAATCTTGGGCGGTAACCATTCTTTGTTGTGCGGAGAACGCAACAGGGGCGTTAAGTTTAACTGAAGCGATAGACTCCTTTCCCGCGCCACTTGATGAATTTGAGACCTTTGTAACAGTAAGGTTATAATTTACACCTCCTATAGAAACTGTGTTAGCTGGTGTGAAAGAAGATGCACCGTTTGCATCAGGGCCTTTTGTTGTTAAATATTCTACTTCTATTTTATTACCGGCAGCAGGTGATTGACCTAAAACATTACCTTCGCCAAAGATTAATTCGTAATATCCATTAGGTGATTCCCTTACAATATAAACTTTTGATGTGGGTGTAATGTTAACAGAGTCACGAATATCAGAGTATTCATTGAAAAAACTATTGGCACTTACATTATCGAATACTTTTACTTTAATTGTATTGGTATCTACGTTGGTATCTGGTATCACGTACACAGCTTCGTCACTCGCGTTACCGACTAAAAACGTCTTTGTCCTCTTTACACCTTCTTTTACAATTATATCCTTTATGCCTGAGAGAGTTTGAAATACAAATGTACCTGTTCCGTCATTAGATGCATTAAGTTGTTCAGTAGTGTTAAATGTAAATGATAAACTGTCTATTGTGGCCGTAAAACCCGTAAACGCGGGTAATGTTGCATTAGTTGAAATTAAATCATTAGTAACCGCGGATATTTGTATGGTGGCCTGAGATGATGTTCTGGATCTTGGATAATAACCTAAGTTTGCTGCGTGTGCTGTAACAGATGATCTTAACTGTGCGGTATTGAGAAAGGCCTCATTCAATGAGAAGTTCGCAGTTAATCCGTTAATGTGTGTATTATACGCCAAAACATCTAATATGTTAGATAGACCGGACGCTTCAAAATCATAATCCGCGAATTCTGATTGAGATGCAAAGTATGTTTTAAGATTTGATTTAATATTTTCAAAATCTAAAGCTGATGATTTAATTGTAGTAGCCATTATCTTAACCTCGTAAGTTCTACATTTAATTCGACTTCTTCAAACGTATTAACCACTCTAAATGTAACTCGAATTTGTACTGAATTATTATCTGGTAATAAATGAACCCTTACATTTTGTACTAACGCTCTTGGTTCATAGTTATTAAGTGCGGTGACAATCTGATCTTGTATTTCTATTTCATCTATATCTTCCATATTTTCAAATAAGAAAGAATTTAAATCACCGCCGAAAATGGGTTCAAATGGTTTGTCACCATGATTAGTAAGTAATAAGTTCTTTACCGCCTGTTTTACTGCAGCTGCATCTGTTTTCTTAAATAGATCACCCATAGTACGAGCCGTAAAGGTCAAATCAATATCCTTATACGTTTTCGTTCTAGTAGTTGTAATTGGTGTAGTATCTAAATTACCATCTTCTTGTGAAAAAACTCTAGGCATTAACAATCACACTTACTACATTCACAACCAGTACAAACATCATTAACACAATTCTCACATTCTTTTCCACAATGGCAGTCATGGTTACACTTCTTACATTTTCCGTTACAAGTACAGTCCATTTCTAACTCCTTTTGATCTATTTATACTAACCTGAGAATACTTTTGTTGATCCAGATGTTAAACTTCCCGCGTCAACTGCGTCACCAATTCTCGCGACTAATTCATTTACTACATAAACTTTAGATGAACTTCCAGTTATTGATGCAGTATGTGGTGTACATATAGGGTCACCAAATTCATCAGTACCAGTCTGAGTATTATGAGTGTTAGTATTATCTCCTTTACGTGCCACTAATGCATCTTCAACATATACTACACTTTGACCTGGTACGGCCAATGTAGATGTAGTATCACATAAATGACCTGTAGTTAATGTATCTCCTCTTCTACTAATTCCTGGCATTATACTGGATAAAATCCTTTCGTAGACGCGCTTGCTGCCGCGAGTTCTTGTTTGGCACGATCTTTATTTAATGTTCTTGTACTGTTGGCGAGTGCATCTCTTTCTTCGTTTATAAATCTATTGGCCACACTTTTCTGTACGCCAGCTGTACTATTTCTAAAATAATGTAGATTACCAGCCGCATTTCTTTTTCCACGTTCTGCGTAGATCGCACTAATAAGTTCCTGATCTGTTACATCTTCCGCGGATTTACCTGTACGGGCCAAAGCTCTTTTGAATATTGTATTAGCGCCACCTGATCCATGTTGTACCGCGGTACTCCATACTGCATCTTGTAAACCATTACTTCGTGATCCATCACATATATCAATACCAGTGGATTGTTTAATTTTTCTTACAGCTGGATTGTGATGTGATCCTTGTATGAAATCATGTTGAGCTTGTGCAAAATCAGGATCATTATTAGATAATCTTTTCCATTCGTTTTTAAATTGTGTAGTACCAGATGTTGCCGCACTATTACCACCCACATCATTTAATGCAGTACCAAACTTTTTATATCTACTATCACTTTCTACAAATTTAAAAAATTCTTTCATAGTACCTGTTTTAGTGGCAATTTGATATGAACCATAAGAAAAACCACCCGTACTATCATTACCTATTGCACCAGGTTTACCATTCGATTCATATTTTTCAGATATTTTACCTAAATCTTTTCTCGTACAATCACCAGGTTCGGTAACATCACCAGATGACATAGGCCCACCGTCACCATTTTGTGGTCCTAAACCTCCACCACCATCTATAGATGTAGGTGCATTTTTACCACCACCGCCTGGTGTGGCGGACTCAGGTGGTTGAATACCAGCGAACGCGAACTTTTCTGGCGCTGGCGCGATTGGATCTTCTTTCGCTAAATCAATTCTTGTACCTCTAATATCCATAGGTCCATTTGCATTCATAAATGTATCGGTACTTATATTATTATATGCACCCTCTGTTTCTAAAAATACATCACCTGTCGAATAATATTGTTGTTGTCCAGTTGATACTAGTTTAATGTTTGTATCTGTACCTATAGTAATATCCTTTGTTGCGGATATTGTAATATTACCATCGACCGCCCATTCTACATCACCTGTTACATACAATTTATCAGTACCAGTTACACTTCTAAATCCATTCTTATGTTGTGCAACAAAATCTCCGTTTGGTTGTATTTCAACTAATGTACCAGATTTATGAAATACTTGTAATCTTTCTCCACCAGGTGTATCATCAATTTCAATTACATGGCCAGATGGTGTTCTTTTAACTTTATTGTTTGGATAAACTGGTTTTCTTATATTTTTTTGTTGTGGTTCATCATTAACTGGTTCTTCTTTTCTTTTTGTTTGATGGTCAAACTCTTGGAATTCCGCTTTTTTAGCATCAAATTTACCATCTATACCATAAGGATCTTGGACTTCATTATCACCGCCTTGTGCATTAACATCGGTTGTAGTTTGTGATTCTATTTTACCATTTTCTGATATGTATGTTTCACTATGAGGAATTGATCCAAAAACGAGAGGCATCTGTGAATTTTTTCCATCGAGAAAGATGCCAAATACACGTGCACCAGTTTGTATACCTAAAAAATTACCTTGATTATTTACACCACCTTCCGTAACAGGAGCCATGACCTGGGCCCATGGTAGTTTATCATCGGGTATTTCTTGTTGATCATCATTATGTACGCCAAATATTCTTACACGCACACGACCCATTTTAATTGGATCTTTCAAATCTTTTACAATACCCATGAACCATCTAA